CAACGAAGTAACTGAACTTACAATTGAGCAGTTTGAGAAACTTAGCGCAACAATGAATAACCTGGAACTAGACCAGTTCGAGAAATGGGCAAAGATATTTATTGACTTAGGCGCAAATGAAGACGAAGTTTATGATTTGGATTTTGAAAAGTTTACGGAAATCGTGAAAGAATTTTGCGACACAAAGAAAAAGCCTACAAAAAAGTTTCTTAAATCAATTGAATTCGATGGTTATACTTACCAAGCCTACGAAGATGAGTTTAAATTGAATGTTAGAGATTTAAAAATGATTGAAAAAGCAGTTTCTACATCTCCCGAAAATTATATTTCTAGAGTTATGGCAATTATTTTTAAAAGAACTGACCTAACTAAAGCGGAACATTACGGAGATTCACACATAGCTTTAAAGTCGAAGATGTTTAAGGAGCAAAAAGCAAATATTGCTATTCCTTTTATTGCTTATATTGGTCAAAAGTTAGGTAAAACCGCTAAAGAAATTCAAGTTGAAGCTACCGAAATCGTGGAATGATATAACAGTCGAACAATTTATTGAGTTAAGGTCTTTAAATAACGAAGACTTTGACTCTTTATTTAGCTACGAAATAGAATGTTTATCTATTTTGACCGACATAGACGTAGATGAATTCGATGACATGGAAATAGACGAACTTTCAAAGATTGTTAAGCAAGTAACATTTATAAAAAAGCAGCCTTCAAATATTTTCAAGAATGAAATAAATAATCTTACATACATTGGATTGAATGATTTAAAGTTGGGTGAGTTTATCGACTTGGAATATTACTTCGCCAATGACTATGTTAAACACTTGACTTATATTAGTTCAGTATTATATCGTAAAACCAAACTAAGCGAATGGGAAGAATTGATTTACGAAGATTATTCATTTAATATTGAAAAACGAAAGGAGCAGTTTAACGATTTACCAATCACATCGGTCTACGGAATCATTGCGGAATATATTAAGTATAGGGAGAACTTCTTAAAAGTATATGAAAACTTATTTAATCCAATCTTTGACGAAGACGAACTAGACGATGCTGAACTAGACGAAGAAGATATTAAGGAGCAAGAAGCCGAAGATAAAATTAACCGATGGTCATGGGAGCATACGCTTTATAATCTAGCGAATGAAGATGTTACTAAAATAAAAGACGTACTAGAACTTAATCTAGTATTCGCCTTTAATATTTTAGGAATGAAAAAAGAATTAGAAATCTAAATTCTGAATATTTCTTCCCGGTAGTTTATAAGGCAAAGCGTTTTCGTCTATCCAATTAAAGTTTACAAATACTTTTGGATTGTTTAGTATTCTAGCCATTTCAAGTAACGGGTATTTTTCAAACTGCCATTGAATGTAATCTTGTACAATTTCATTTATTATACCTTGAACGATTGGACTATCAAGCCATCTATCCGTTATGTCGAAAGCATCAATGTAAATCGTTCCTTCATCTAAAAAGAAATAATAATACATAACGCTTACAGTAATATCTATTCGATTTAGTTCCGTTCCCGTCATTGCAGAAATACGCACACTATCGTACATCGTACCGTAGTCGATTAACCCTAGTTTCTTGATTTCCATCTGCAAGGCTCTTGCGAGTTTATTCCTTGTTGCGTATTTTACTTTGAACGTAGCCATGTTTTAAATTACATATCAATTACAACTGTGTAACCTAATTGCTCGAATGCTTTTTTGCCGTACTCGTGTGCAGTATCAATTGATTGTAGTTCCGTTGGTAATATTTCAGCATTGAAAGTACCTTGTTGAACGGTTGTACTTAGTACACTTGCGCCACTTGTGAACGCTTCTTTACTTGCATAAGTAGCTACTGCAACCTCTAATGTTTTACCATCTGCTCTACCAGCAAATTCGATTCTACCGTAAACACTTGGCACTTCTATTTCTGTACCCGTAATTGTAATTTTTCCGCTAATAATTAAACCCATGATTTTTATTTGTAAAGTTAATAAATTAAGTTAAAAGTCCTTGTGCTTTAAGTGCTGCCACTACTTGCCCCATTGTATATCCTCCATAAGTTGCTGAATCGTTAACTATCAATGATGTATTAGACACAAATGCGGCTGCCGCTATTCCTGTAGTTTCTCTATATAGTTTAATAATATTCCCGTTTTCAGTTCTAAAATGAGGTGCTGCGTTACCCGCTGTGATGTCGGCTGAATATAGTTGGAAAGCATCTGTAATATTATTTGATGGCTCTGTACCATTAATTATTGCAAAAACTCTTTTCCCATTTCCTTGATTAGTTCCTCCTATTGTCCAATTTTTACCAATATAATTGACATACATTGCATTATTCCCAGTTGTATCTGCGCCTGTTTGCGCAAATCCTGAGTCATTTGTCCCTTGTGAAAAACCTGTTAATCCTGCAACTGTTAATTGAAAATTTCTTGAAGATGGTACTTGACCTAATCCTAATAAAATAGAGCCAGTACCTGTTGTGTTTCCATTCCCCCCATTAATTCCAATATTCATAAACCTGTCAACATCCAATGAAAAAGAGTTATTTGAAAAATTAGCAAAAGATGCCGATGTTAAAGCACCGTTATGAATTGTCAAATAAGGTGATGAGGCAAAAGAACTTGGTGTTGCTCCTAAGTTAAGAGATGTGGCACGTAAAACATTATTTCCAAGAACCTCAAATAAATTTCCCGTATCTGCTGAATTTCTAACTCTAAACGCTATATCAGTTGACAAAGCACCTTTCGCTCTAACGTCTAGTCTTACAGTACTTGCTGGCGTTGCGCCAATACCTACGTTTCTATTTGCCGAATTAAGTGACATTATTAAATTAGCTGAGGCATCATAAAATCCGTGATTATTCCCAGCTAAATGCGAAATTTGAAAAGAAGTATTCAATAGTAGATTTGCCCCGCTGCTGCTTGTAGATATTATATCGCTTGCACCTATGGATACGGCAAAATTTGAACCAGTCTTTTTAAATGTAGCGGCAAAATTTGCGTCACCTGTAGTTGTATCAAAAGTTAAAATCGAACTTTGCTGAACAACATTTCCCGCTCCTTGAAAAAATATTCTCCCAACCGTTCCCGAAGTTACCGCAGTTGTTCCTACTGTTATTCCGCCACCTACGACCAAATCACCGCTACCAAGTAAACTGTTACCGTTTACTGTTTTGATGTTAGTAGCGCTTACTAAAGTAGGTTGATAAGAAGTAGAATCTATACTTCCGTTTGCTTTTAAAAACTGTGATGAAGTGCCTCCCGTTCTTTTTATATTTGTAGCTTCTAAGTCACCGATAATCGTAACTGCATTACCACTTCCACTAGTTTTATTAACATAAACTCCTTCGCCATTTCCTCCCTTTGTAATTGTCAAAGCCTTACCACTTCCACTTGAATGGTTTACTGTTAACGTGTCGGGACTTCCACTAGTTGCAAATGTACCTTGAGTAGCAGTCAAATCATGTACGCCTAAATTAACATCGTTTGTTGCACCCGTATAAGGAACAAGTCCGCTAACGTCAGGAATAACGGGCAAGTTGCTTAAGTCATTATAGTCTCCACTAGTCGCAACTGTTGCTAAATCAGCACTATTTGCTTTCAATGCCAATGCATCAAAAACAGCGTTACTAGTTACAGGATTTAAACTACCATCTGTAACCGCATCTTCTATCGGAATGTTTATATCTATTGCCATACTATGTTAAATGTTTCGTCTTTAATACTTGGAATCGTTACGCTAGTGGTCACTCCATTTACTATGAAATTGTAAGTTGTATCAGGTAAAATCAATGTGCCACCACTTGCAACTGTTGTTTGATACGTTCTATCTGAATTTTCAACTATTGCATCTTCACAAACAATCGGAGGATTAGGAGAAATTGGATTCATCGGAATAGCACAATCTCCGTAACTTGCTACCTCAAAAGTAATAGACATAACCCAACCCGCAACGTAATCTAAGTCTTGGTTGTTTAAAGGAGTCATACTCGCAGTCCCGACTACATCTATTTCAACATCGTTGTCATTCGTGTAGTAAACGTACATATCTTTTAAAATCAGCTGACAATCTGAAATGATACTGTTTAGATTCGCTCTATCCGCTTGAATTAAATCAACACAATAGATGTCTACAGTAAACTGATTCGTGTTTAAGGCTTCAGTATCACTCGTTGGAGTAACAAATACAACGGGGTACTTCTCATCCTTCGTTGCAAAGTTAGGCATCTGCTCACGAAATTCCCCACCATACTTTTTGATTTGTAGGTGAGCATTGCAGAACGCTTCTATTTTAGATAATAGTGAAATATAACTTGTCATAATACTGCGGATTCTTGTACTTTATTCATCTTTTTCTGCATTGAGGTAACATCTGATTCGACAACTACTGCCTTAACAATCATCTCTCCACCTTGATTAGAAGACTGACTTCCGTTTATTGTATTAGCGTTATTGTTTGCACCGAACAAATTCACTTGCGGGGTAGCTTGTTGCGTTGAAGTTCCACCTCCACCGCCTCCACCTGGAGCAGTTCCTCCTACCGCACCGCCTCCACCTAGAGCAGAAAGTCCTTTTGCAGTTGAAGCAACGATTGAAGCTATACTAATTCCCGCACTTATTTTGTTTCTTGCGATTACGGGAATAGCTGAAACACCACTTGTTGCTATTGCTTGTGGAGTTGCCAAAGCTGCTGCATTTGCTGCTGCTGTACTTATGATTACTTTAGCTACACCAATAGCATTTTCAGCTATTAATGCCGCTTTTTGAACTGCTTTATTTTTTTCAAAGATAGATTTTATAATATCAATTCCAGCGGTAACTCTAGCTAAATCTTCATTTTGTATAGCTAACTTAGCAGCTGCTACCGCTTGAAGTCTTGCAATTTCATCTTTAGCCGCTTTGTCATTTATTGCACCTACTTCCGTTGCCTTAGCCGCTTCAATAATTGCTAGTTGTTCAGCGTTACCTTTAGCTGCTTCTTGTAGAGCAAAATATTTATCGTTAACTGCTAAAAGTTCTTTGTCTTTGTCTGATAATGAATTAACATAGTTTTGTTCTGCTATGTCTTCAACAGTTTGCAACCAAGCAGTCTCCGCATCTTCTTTTATTTTCTTAGCGTCTATCTCAAACTGATTTATTCTTGCAAGTTCTTTTTGATTTATTTCATCTTGTGTTTTAGAATACTCAACATAATATAAATTTAGCAATCTTGCTTTTTCGTCTTCTTCTTCTTTAGTTTTTGTGACTCTCGCTTGTGTATCTTCAATTAATCTTTTGAATTTTAATTTGTTTATTTCAAGTTCTTTTTGTACACCCTCTTCTAATAAAGAAGCCTCTAAATCTTCTATTTGTCTTCTTGCTGCTAATCGTTCAGCTTGATATTTCTTTTCTGCTTCAATTCTTGCTTTGTAAGAATCTGCTGCTTTCTTTCTATTGTTCTCCGTTGTTTTAGCTTGGTCTTCAGCTTCCTTTTCTCTATCCTCTTTTTTACGATTAGCTTCAGTTTTGTCGATTACCTCTATTTGATGCTTTGAATCTTTGACAACTTCAACTTGCTCGTTGTAGGCTTTTCGTAATTCTTTTATTTCTTCCTCATCTAAGTCACCGCTTAATTTACCCGCTATGATTTTCTCTTTAATAGCTTTTAATCTTGCTTCAGCAGTCTTGATTATCCAATACTGTTTTTGCTTTTCTAGTTCAACCGTATTTTTACCATCTAATTTAGCAAGTTCAATCTCTCTATCATAGCCACCAACAACCGATTTACTTTTTTCTTCATATGCTGCTGCAGTTTTTTCCGCTGCTGCTGCTTGTTTATCTGCTGCGTCTTCTGCTGCATTATTCGTAAGTCCTAACCAATCAGTCAAGTCTTTGAATCCTTGTATAACTACGTCAATTATATCTCCGATAAATTCAAATGCTTTACCAACTGCGTTTAATATTGGCTTTAAGATTCCCAGCTTATTCATTACTACTCCGATAATAGCAACGATAGCTACAATGGCAGCTACTAAAAGAAAGATTGGATTTGCAAGTAGTGAAACTCCAAACTGAACAAAGGCTTTACCCAAACTACCAACAACTGAAATCAATCCTTTAATGCTATTCCCAATCGTTGCGGGAGAAATGCTTCCAAGTGTCTGCTGAAACATTTTAGCTTTTTGTGCTGCTTCTTCAAAGTCTAATGACATCAAAGAATCTTTCATCGAACTAAAAGAGTTGTTTACTTGTTCGAACTTACTTCCCGAAGCAAATACCGCTACTTGGTCATTGGCATCTGCAAGTTGGTCTTTAAGTTCACCCGCTCTCATAGCAAGTTCTTGCATTTGTTTAGGGTCAGTCGCATTTGCTAACTCTCCCTTCAACTCACGAAGTTCTGACTTAATAGCTGCTAGGCCATTTAATTTTATAGGTATCTCAATAGGTGATGAAGCCATATCTTATAATGGTAATTTTTTAATTAGTGTTTTAAAGTTTAATATTGAGAGATTATCCACCAACCTACACCATCCGATACAATCATTCCCGCTCTACCCGTTGCGATTGTAATACTTGAAAGTCCTTCTATCTTATCAGTACCCGAAGCCAAAATAGTTAAGTTACCAGAACTAATATTTTTACCTATCAATACCCGACCTAAACTATCAGCCGCCAATGGTAAGGTAGTAGTCTTAGATGAAGCATTCATTATGAAGATTTTATCACTTGGCTCAATAGTAAATGATTCGCTTACAGTTCTAATGTCTCCACTTGGAGGAGTTATGTTTACATATCTTTCCGTTACTATGTTATCGTCTCCGATAATCATTCCATTCGTACCACTTAACACTACATTGTTGCGACCTTTAATAACCACATCTGCGCCAGGCATCACCACGTTGTTATTATCTACGCTAGTCTGAAGAATGTCTTTTGTAATATGACTTACTTGTGAAGCAACGGGTAGCTTAGGAATCTTATAATTGAATGGAGGTAGGTCAATCTCTGAATCAATGCTTATCAATTCGACTTTAGTGAATCCTTTTACATTTGCGTTATAGTCGATAATTTTGTTTATGTTCCACCAACTATTATCTATTCTGATTTTATCATTCAATCGCATTGCTTGGATGTCGCTTTCATTCAAATCAAAGTAAGCAATTAACATTTTACCCGTATTGATTTGGTTTACCGTACGTCTCCAATATTTGTTATACAAATTATTGTTCGTTGGATTGATTCCATCGTAATAGTAAAAGTCACAAGTCGCAAAGTTCAAATCGAAAGTTGGATTCAATGGATTATCAAAATGTCCTAACAAAGGGTAAGTTGTTATTCCCGTTTCTCCCGTTGTTCCATAATCGTAAATATTATAAGCACCACAAGTATCAACTCCACCATCGACTAAAATTCTAATGTTTGTTTTAGGAGCAGACCCAGCAATAAATGGAACGTATGCACCGAATGTAGTTCTACCTACGGGAGTAGGTGAGAATATCATCTCCTTTGTATCTATTCCTTTCTGATATTCAGTATCGAAAATATATTCTAACTGCCCGTAAATCTCATTTGTCGCTCCTACATAATCAGTATTTGGTAGGTCTTGGTCAGCCTTGTAAGTAAGAATCATTTTCTTTGACGTAATGTCGGGAAGAAATACTAATTCTTGGTCAATGTCCTTGCATAATTTTTTAGTCCAATCTACTACGTTACCGCTATCGTAGTAATCGTCTCTATGCTGAAGTATTAGATTATTAGGAGTAGTCTTATCAATCTCAACGAATAGGTTAAACATCGAAAGTATACCTTTCACAAAATCACGCTGCTTTAATTTCTTAGGAATAAACCTATTCATTTCAACTGTTGAACCCGTACCAATCATGTAAGTTCCAGGTTGAACAGTCATTGTCAGCGCATTTACGTCAAGTATCAAATCAACTTGCACGTTTGTACCGCCCGAACTGTTTGCATCTTTCCAAAGTGGAGTATTATTATTTCCAACGCTTACACCAACCTTTGCAGTAATAACGTCAGTAGGCACTAGATTCGTTACGGGAATAGTTAAATCATATATGCCATTTAAAAATGTAGTTACACCTGGAGCAATTGGAGGATTAGAAGCAAAAAAAGTAAAACTACCCATTGCACCATTTGGTGAAGTCAAGTATAAAACTCCATTTTTGTATATTTGAATAATTGGATAGTAAGTAAAATCTCCAAAGGGTAACCCAAACGCAAGAGCATAAAGATAGGCATTCGCAGCAGTTGTATTGTCAAGGCTAAAACTTAGATTGACATTAAAGTTAAACATGATAGCTTGTCCCCATGTGGCATAAAATGGAGACGTGTATTCACCCGTTGTAGGATTGAAAATAGATAAAGAATCTAATACTTCAGTAAAGTTATCCAAAGGCTCAACTGCTCCTACGTTTGTTCCCGCTGATTGTGTTAAAGTGTAGGTATCTGTTTTAGTTGCTATGACCTCATAATTGTCATAGTCAACAGTTGGTAAATCTCCATTATACGGAATAATCAATTGGTCAAATTTAGCTGCTGCGCTTGTCGACCATGTGTAGCTGAATCCATTTGTTGCAAAGATAGAATCGAAGTATCTCTTTACATAGATAGCAGGACGCATTTCTTTAAGCGGATAAACATTGTCTCCCGACCAAGGTAAAAGATATTTATATCCATCCGCTACAGTATTAGTAAAAGTTGCTACAACATTACTAGCAGTTATGACATGGTCTAATTCACTAAAATCTAAATCAGTCAAATACTTGTTATCTAACTTGGTAAACAAATCAGACGTTGCATCTTTGACCATTAACTGATATTCGACTTCTTGTTCGTAGTTGCTATTTGGCTGACTCTTGTTAACCGATAATAGTTGCAAGTAACAATCTTCCATGATTGGAATGCCATCTTGAATTACCGCACATTTAGTCAAAGCGTTAATGTCAAATGTACCCGCAACTATATTTACATCGTAATAGTGATTAAGTAAGTCATGATTATTCTTGCTACCGATTGCAGTTAAAGTTTTAGAGTTTGACCCTTTCTTAGCAGTTAAGTCTCGTACATCTCCCGAAGCAAAGTTCAAAGGGAAATTACTCCCCTCTTTAATATCTATGAAACCATTTTCAAGCTGAATTCTAACCATTGATTACGTTTTGATTTGATGGTTTAACTGTTAAAGATTTTCTGATTAGATTCTTGTTTCTTGACTTCTCAACTTCGAAAGATGTATCTACAATTTGAACTGCTTGATATGTTTCTCCTATCTTCAAAAACGCCAATGGAGTAGAAACCAATTCTTCGAATAGAACTGCCATCTCTTCAGTCATGTAGTTAGTGTTTAAGTCAATCGTACTTTCTAATAATACACTTGCGTTAGTCATTCCGAAATCAGTTGGGAAATAGTTCCAACGAGCAGAAGAAACATAACCCGCAACGTCTCTATTAAATTGAGTTCGTTGTACGTTCCCTTTGTCATAGCTTCTAAGTTGAAAAGCAAATGAAGGGAAAGAGCCTTTTCTGTCTAAAAACAAAATCTCGTAGTTTTCAATCTTGCAACGCTTATCTAAGTTTACTCTATACTTAACTGAGAATTGCGCTCCTACACTTGATGCATACCAAAAATCGTAGTAAGTAGTATCAGCTTCGACAAGTCCACCCGTTCCACTTACCGTTGTCAATGTGCCTACATTATTCACTCCAACAGTCACCGCTGTAATTACATTGGCATTACTTACCGCCTTTTTAAATACACTTCCGTTACTGTTCTCAAAGTACATGAAGCCCGTAGATACCGATTGATTAGGTACGTTGACGATTAGGTCTTGCTCAGGAGTTGCATAGAATCCCGTTTGCGGAATCGAAGTTAAAAGTAAATCAGTCGCAGTATTACAATTGTAGTTTGATTCGTTATAGCCTATCCAATCTAACCAACTAAATGCAGCATTAAATACTACCGCTCTTGATACCGTTACAACTGCTAAAGTTTGTGTCTTACGATTGTCAGCATAGTAGACGCTTCCGTTTATAGTTGCATCCGTTACCTCCGACCATAAAGCCGAAACAGTAAAGTCAGTTGTTCCCGTAATCGCAGTAACTACGAATAGACCTTCTAATTGTGGGTTAGCTACTCCGTTATCCGCTTGAACGATTCTCACCTGGTCACCAACTACAAATGAATGCGTAACTGTTACCTTGACATTCCCTCCGTTGTTGCTTAGTGAAGCGGTATAGTTTACTCCCGTAATATACTCCTCGCCAATTCTCACATCGTATTCATAGAAAGAATTAGCAGCATTGTACATCGTTCCACTTGGTAAATCATAGGAAACTTTATTGCTTAATAGCTTCGATAAATCTTGTTCACCATAACCACTTGTTACCAATGGTAGAACTCGATACTCAGCTATTTGTGAGCCGCTATATTGACGTACTTGAAAGATATATTTGAAGCCTAATTGATTCTTATTTGTAGAATCGTAGATGTACTTTAACTCATTGTAAGCGGGTGAGAAAGTAAACGGTTTTGCTATTAGTGTTATTGCCATATTCTATAATGGTGTTTATTTCATTCGTGTTTTAGAAGCTGAAGTAACTATCATCGGTGTAGTAATTGTCCTTTATGAATCTCCCCGCATATTGAATAGCATCCATCGCATCGTCAAACAATTTGATTGGCTCATCCGTAATTGCATCACCTACCTTTTTCCATTTGTAGTTTTCGTACTCTCTTTTCAGATTTGGATTGTCCAAGCAATACACCCCGAATGTTTTGATATTGTCGATTCCTTTCTTAACTCCCTTCGTTGCATTGTTTATGTTATATCCTGCTATCTGAATTTCTGCTATTATCTCAGGTCTTGAATGGTCTCCTAGTATATCAGCATTTTTGTCGATTCCTAATTCATTCATGCGCTCAATCAACATCGTGGTAGTCAAGTACGATTCATAGATAACCGATTCAACGAAGATGTCTTTCTCATTCCAATAGACTTTCATTAATGCAGTCGGGTGATTATAACCAAAGTCCAAACCGTAACAAAACGATTCAAACCTTGAAGGTCTCTCTTTCACAAACTGCCAATTCGAATAGATGTTAGTTTTGGAAATAGTCTTCTCACCTAGCGCATAGATTTGGTATAGTGCTTCATCCGTTCTTTTAAGGTCTTCGATTTGTCGCTTGATTGATTCGGGAAGGAATGGATTGTCTTTGTACGTTGACTTGATTAATACGCTTTCATCTTCGGGTAGTTCGTAAAGCCAACTTGAACTATCTGAAGGATTGTAGTCGAAAATCATTGTACTTTCAGTCCTCATGTTAAGCTGCTGAAAGTCTTCAAACCATAACTCATTCGCTTCGTTGCACCAACCAATATCTCTTTTCCTACCTCGTATCTTTTGCTCGTCATCTACACTAAAAAACTCAACGATTGAGCCATTACCAAACCGATAAATATTCTCAGACTTATTGTGGTTAGCTACATCATAGATTCCTAAGTCCTTCATGATTTCAAAGAAGTCTCGCATGACTGTTGCCCGTAAAGCGGGAAAAGTCTTCCTAACTATACTCACTACCTTGTTAGGATTCTGAAGACAATAGACGATTATAACCTGGCAAAGTGAATAGGTCTTGCTTGAACGTGAGCCGCCTTGATTGATTATAAACCTAGTAGACGAATCAGATAGCGCAGTAAAATTCTGCTCAAAGATTTTAGTTGCCTTGATTTCCACTTACGATAGTAACTTTGATTTCGTTTATCTTTTCACCTTGACTAGTAACGTCAGTTTTTTCAGTTAACGAATTTAATCTCTGAGTAATTGAAGGATTGAATTGTCCGACCATTCCTCCCTCGATTTGGTCTTGACGAATGATTCTCTTTATGCGTGAGCAGATAGTCAGATATTCTTTATACGCATTATCTTGATTATTGAAATATTGGTGAACGCATCCTATTTTCTCCTCGCAGTAATTCTCAAATCCTTCCATTGTATACGGAGGTGTATGAAACTCTGACTTCACTCCCGTTGCGGTAGCTTTCTGAATCTCTCTTGGTTTTAAGCTACTCTTGTACTCTTCGAATAGTTGATATAATTTCTCTGGTGTTTCTATGTATTTATGTTTTGCCATGATTCGTTTTTTTCTAGTTTTCTTGGTAACACATTTCTTCGAATACTTCTCTCGGTACTTCGTTGAATTCTATTTTCTTATTGTCTGAATAAAATACGCAGTATGAATGTTTAGCTGATTTTAGCAATTCTTTTATTCGCTTCCATTCGTGAGAATGTAACTCTTGATTGATTACTGCAATATAGTATTTATCCTTTGACACTTTGAATATAGTTGAACGCTTGAAAAAGTAGTTGTATTTGTCTAACGTCCGATTTGATGAAGTTAGAATTCATCTCTATGACTACTCCCTTATGTTGGTATATGTATTCTTTAACCGTAGCAATCATTAAGTCAAAATTCATTTCTTTTTAGTTCGTGTTTTTTTAGGAACGATAACTTCTTCAATCACTTCTTCTTCAACAATCTCTTCAACAATCTCTTCAACAATCTCTTCAACCTCATCAGCTTCAAAAATATGCTTCAATCCATTTTTAAAATACCATTCATATTGCTTCGGTAGTATCTTGTCGATTACTACACTTTGATTTCCTAAAACACTATTATAAATTATAACAGTCTTTCCTTTGAATTCATCTTTTATCTTCATTTTTCTCATATTCGTTTGTGATTAAAAACATTAAATAGCTAAAAATAGTCGCAGCTATAAACTTATTTTGGTATTCGTGGTTATTCCAAATCATTACGCTCATTCCAATTGCTAGAATAAACGTTGTTAGTGCTATCCATCTACTCATAATGGTCTTTTTTTAGTTCGTGTTTTAATTGTCTAAGGTCTTGCTTCATTTCAGTAATCATAGCGTGAGCAGTAAATACCGAAATATTGAAATGTTCAGCAATGCTCCGGGTAGTATTATATCCTTTATCGTGATACGTCTCAAAGAAAATTAACTTGATTCTATCGTCTACCGTATTACGGTAAATTTCAATGACTGATTTCTGCTCCTGGTAGTTTAACTCAAAAAGAATCTTGTCTTTTATTTCGTCTTCAGCCTCTTCAATCGGAAATTCATTCTCTACGCTATTTACAATCTCTATTTTACTTTCAGTATCTCTAAACAATAACTCGCATTTAATGAAATGGAATAGAAAGTCTTTAACGTTACCGTATTTAAATTTGGATTCGTTTTTTAGACAATTTAGATAAGCGTTTGAAATTACGGTGTCGGCTTCAATTCGTAGGTTGATACGGTTTAAAAGATACATCGTGTATTTCTTTACATCAATGTAGTTTGTTTGTAGGTATTTATCGAGTGAGTCCTTCATACCAAATAAAAAAGTCCTTAATAAATATCTTCCGCCTAACCATAGAGCAGAAACAATCTTTACTTTTGATTCCGTTTACTCGTGCATAAATAGCATCTAATTTTTTACATGATACTTTTGAAGTCTGAATAGTGGAATCAGCTAATTTGATTGATTCAATATAGTCTAGTTCAGCTTGTTCAAACATAACGAAAGAATGTAAGTTGATAAAGAAGTGATACAAGCGAATGTAAAACTACCTGAGTAGATTAGTCCACTCCAAAAGCCAATGCACTTGAAACAACCTAGTCCAGAATAAACCCAATTTGTTAAAAAGTTTATCGGTAAATGGTCAAAAATCCAATCTATTACAAATTGAATCGGCTCAAATTCGACAAACCACCAAGCAAATGCGACAATAATTAAATACTCCATGACGTTTTTTTTGTCAAATATATGATTAAATTCTAATCAATGCCTTTATAAAGTAAATTTATTATGAAAATGTAGATTAGATTTCTCATTCTTTCGTGTTTTTATAGATTTCATTATAATACTGTTCAGCTCTACCCATGTTAGGGTCTAAATTTGTACCCATTGAATCATAGATTGCTTTTATTATCTGCTGCTTTTCCATTTCTTTGGCTAAATGTAGTTGTGCAATTAAATCATGAATGCACCAATGAGAACATCCTTGTTTTTGTTCTTTAGTAAAAGAATCAATTAATTTATCTACTGCTGTTTGTTTCATTCCGTTTCTTTTAAATATAACTCAATTACTCTAATGCTCTTTTCTAAATCATCTCTGAACTGTCCTTTCTTCCTACATCTTACTATTCGTTTAATCACATCAAATTCATATGCGTTTAGTTCGTGTTGATTAGCGAATAGGTAAAGGCTTCCGTTCGTGTTATCGTAGTGCGTATCTTTCATTCCTTTAGTTTTAGTTTGTATTTCAAAAGTAATTCTTTTAATTCAATCTTCGTGTATTTTCTTGTTTGATAGGCTTTTTCACGCAAAATAATGAATTCGTCTTTCCCTATTTTCTTCTCCAGGTTGATTCCGTACTCAATTAGATTTCCATGCAAAAATGTATTACAATATTCACATTGTAAATGAACGTTGTTTTCGTCAAATCTTACGTTAGCATGACCTCCCGAACTAAAATAATGCCCAGCATTCTCTTTCTTGCATGGCTTGTTACATGAAATACAATTCAATCCCGCATCTCGTTTCCTTATCCAAGAATTAAACACTTGCTGAGTCATCTTCAAATAGTCTTTAAGCGTTAACAAATCCTCCTTTTGCTTAATCTTCTTCTCCTTTTTGATAGCAGATAGATTCTTCAACGCTTCAGCAGTTTTCAAACATACATCGCAACGATTAGTCTTTATGGTTGAATTAAACTTTTGTTTTGGCTCAAATGGCTCTTTACAAGTCTTGCAATATTTCATCTTTTTGTTGTTTATCTAACTCCTGCTTTAAATATAATATTTCCAATCGTAAACTGCTATTGATTCGCTCAAAAGTAGCATTATCTTCTTCAAGCATTTTAAAGACTTTTAAAGCATCGTTGAGGTCATTTGCTTCTCTTTCTATTGCTTTTACTTTTTCCTCGCTTAAATTGGCTAATTTCATTCTAAAAAGCAATCGGTTGATGCTTATCTTTATGTTTAGTCTTGCGATTAGTATATCAGTTGACTTCATAGTACGTTTTTACCTTCGTTTAAAAACTGCGTTCCATTGTGTAATCTAAACATAACGGGACTCGATGCAAATGTAGGCTTACCCCCAGTTTCAGTTTCTTTACATTTCTTAATATGAACTTCGGTATACATCCAAGAATTAGGATGCATTGGGTAACGATGTATAACTATAAAATCATCTGCTCTATTTCCCCATTTACCCCCTCCTTCAGCATCTGCCATGTTTGGTGCTTGTGGCATTCCTTCGTAATCTCCACTTTTATGCGTTTTTCTTAATGCTTCCGTTGCTGCATGAACACACATATAAATTGATGTATTCGTTTTTTTGGCAAATAACCGAAGTTTTGTAGCCATCTCATAATCTAAATCGTGAGCATTAGCAAACTTTGGCTTTAAGAATGAATTGTGCGGGTCAATCATCAAAGTATCATAATCACCCAATACTTGTACTTCCTTCATAAACTCTTCAATAGTCCAAGCCTTTTGAGCATCTATGAAATCAAAGTGAGATTCAATAAAGTTTTTACAGTTTTCAAGTTGTTTAGATTGCATATCTTTTATTTTACAACCAGCGTATAACTCAATCAAATTTCTCTTCAATCCATTAACACTATTCTCAGCTGAGTAAATTAGATGTTTAAGATTATGCTTTTTAGCTAAACAAAGTAGATACCATAGCACCCAATAAGTTTTACCTACATTTGCATGGCCTAGAACGATGTTGAACGAAGCACGTTTGAATCGTAGGTTAATATCTAAATCAATTCCAAGACCTAAACCCAAAGGTATTTTATCTAATCTAGACAATTCTAAAAACTCATCACTACTTCTGTGGTTAACTATCATTTTGTATTATTTAAAAAATTAATTAATTCTTGTTTATTCATTATTATTTCTCTATCAGCTTTATATGAATACACTTTTGATATTTCATATGGTTCATCTCCATAAACAACGTAAGTATCTATTCCAATTTCAGATAATTTTTTTAATAATAAATGTTGACCTTTACCTAACTGTTCTTTTGAATGCTTAGATTCAACAATTTTTAATTTATTTTGATTATAATCGTTTATAATTAAATCAATATTCATAACCATCATATCTTTTCTACAATCTTTAGCAACTAATTTATTTAAATCACTTCCATAATATTTATCTGGATTAACTATTTTTTGTTTAAATTGTGGATGTTCTTCTAAATTAGATATTACATCTATACCTCCTAAAATGTTATATTGTTTCATAC